TATGTCCACTATGATTGAACAACTGAAAGAGTATATGATTGAAGTTATGCAAGGTCATGCTATGGGAACATCATCGAATAGCAAAACTGCGATGTGGGAAGCTTTGAACGGACAATACTTCAACGATGATTTCGATAAGTTGAATGAAAAGAGTTCAGCAGGAATACCATGGACCAATCTCGGAGCTACCACTAAAAATAATTTCTTGGAGAGAAAACGAATCTTAAATATGTATCGAACTTCTGGTGAAGATAAATTCGTTGAAGGCTTTTATCTAAAAGATGATAAATTGACTAAATACTTTAAACGAGTGTTTAACAACAAGATTGAGCAAGCAAAGAACCTTAAACGTACTTTTAGTATATGGAAAGCATGTTTGAAAGATGAGCTTCGTAAAGTAGAGAAAGTACATTATGGGACAACAAGAGCTTTTATAGCGCCTCCAATGGAATCTTTCTTGATGGGCAGATTTCTTTTTGGTAGATGGAAAGCAGCTTTCAAATCTAATCAAGAGAAGCTATTTCACGGATTAGGAATTGATATGAAATCATTGGATGTGACGGATTTTATTTCAAAGTTCAAGCAGTATAAATATTTCATGGATGTCGATTATAAAAATTTTGACCAGAAGTTATTAGCACAGTTTATCAAAGCAGTCGCAGTTATTATAATCGAGACTATTCGTCATTTTGAGAAGAATGACGAGTATGCTAACGCACGTTATGTATATTTTGAGGAACTTATATATACTATCATTTGTGCATCAAGAACTTTGTTCATGACTGATCGGGGAAATAAATCTGGTAATGTACTAACTACTGAATTGAATTGCTTAGTCAATTTCTTGTACGGTTGGTATGTATTTATCAAAACAACTGGTGATACTAGTTTACAATCATATCTGAGATATGTCAGAGACAAGAACTTTGGTGATGATAAAGCTATGGGATTGACACAAGAAGCTGTAGACATGGGATTTAACTTCCATGCATATAAGAAAGTCATGGCAGAAATTGGACAAACAGTAACACCAGGAAACAAATCTGATGTTGAATTACCGTATTTTGAAGATATTTGTGAATTGCAGTTTCTTAAACGAAACTTTTATCAGTTATATCCTACTATCTGGATTGCTCCTCTTGATAAAACATCTATCGAGAGTGTATTTAATTACTCATGTTTAACCGAAGAAGAGATTGAAGAGTGGCAAGCAACAATTAGAGAACAACTTATGGAAGCAATGTTACATGGGAAGAAATACTACTCAGCTTTTGTGAAAAAGTTGAGAGAATGGGTTTCGACCTATAAATTTAAACACTACCATCCTGAATTACGAGAAGCCATTATGCCTATTCTTTTGAATAGATATGTTGATATGCTTCGATCGTATTTGCTTCG